CGGTGCAAGTTGGTCTAGCCTTATACAGTGTACAGTGACCGCTACATGGCCTGATAGTAATCAAGCTAGATATTTTTGGAATAGTGGTGGTCAGATTCGATTTACAGCATCACGCAGCGGCGGCTCTAGTACCACTCAGAACACACAATGGACATCTATTCTCAGCACCGCTGGTATGCAAACCTATGGCGGTAATAATCCCGGTACTGGTACCAGTCCCAACGATGGCCAAAACTGGTATAGATGTACAAACACTCGACAGTTGTGGTACAGTCAAAGCGGATCTAGTCCTTACGGATCTAACACCTATAAAATATATGCTAGAACTTTAGATGCAAGCAATAATTCTACAGGTACGGCTCGCCAAGGTGAATGGCACATAGAGTTTGTTGATAACTACACAGATCTATTTGAGTTTCTTAGTCCTCCTCCCGCAGATTCGGTAGACGGGACATTCACAGTAGCAGTTAGTTTACAATATGCTACAGGTATTTTGGTACCACCAAGTCAGGGCAGTTTTACAGTAACATTGCCTACAGTTACTATTTCGGCCATAGCACCTTAATTTTTTCCTTGAATCTCTAAGCCGCTAAATAAAGTGCGCAGATAATCAAGGAAAATGCATGAAGGATCAACTTAAAAACGCTCTAGAGTTTGCTAATTACCGGCAGACGTTTTCAATCCAACGTAAGATTCTAAAAGAAAAAATCGCAGCCAAGCTAACACTAGGTTATAATGGCGGACTATTTCAAATTGACAGAACGCTTTTGACTTTTATAGAAATGTTGTTGGTCAACGGAAGAAGTAGTGGAGTTGTATTATTAGATACAAACGAAACCCCTATAATGATCGAGGATTTAGTTGCATTCCGAGATGAATGCTTTAATAGATATTTTGAAGCTACTAATGAATATTTTGAACAAGATCAAAATCTCAAAAAAAGTAGATCAGTAGAAAAATTATTAGAAAAATGACCAAAGGTATATTAATCTACGCTCATAACAATCGCACTGTAGATTATGCATTAATGGCGATTATCTCCGGAGGATTGGCTAAAAAATATCTTGGACAGCCGGTGTCTCTGGTAACTGATCAACCCACTGTAGATTGGATGATAGAATCTAAGATATATGATCGTGCTCAAACAATTTTCGAACATATTTTCATAGTAGCTAGGCCCGAGTCGAATAATTCTAGAGGATTACATGACGGCACAGCACGTAGTGTAGTGCAATTCATTAATGGTAATAGAAATTCCGCCTACGACATTACTCCATACCAACGAACACTTTTGATTGACGCAGACTTTCTTATATTTTCTAATAGACTGGCAGAATATTGGGATATAGATAATGATTTTATGATTGGCGAATCTATCAACGATATCTATGATAATCAACGACTAGGATATCATGATAGATATGTTTCGGACGTAGGTATTAAATTGTATTGGGCTACTACTGTGATGTTCACAAAAAATGATAATTCAAAAATGTTTTTTGATCTAGTACGTCACGTCAAAGATAACTACCAATACTATGCCGACACATACAGATTTGATTCAAAACAATACAGAAATGATATTGCATTTAGTGTGGCCAAACATGTATTGGCAGGATTTGAACAGTCGCCATTGGGATGTTTACCGCCCGTGTTAACATTACTAGACAGAGATATATTACACTCTGTAGATGCCGGTAAATTAACTTTTTTGGTATCCCCAAAATTAGATGAGAATTATTGTGCGGCTTTAATACAGAACATTGACGTTCATATAATGAATAAACAGAGTATAGTAAGACATGGCGATAAATTACTGGAGCTAATATGAAATTCGGATATCTGTTAGTAGTAGCAGAGAATGAATTTGTGGACTATTTACAGTTAGCCTATGCCTTGGCTATCAGTATTAAAAATACACAAAAATCTGGGTTTGATCAAGTGGCACTAGTGATCAATGACAAGCAAAAACTTAAAGATTTGAACAGCAGTTGGGTCTTTGATCATGTAATAGAATGGAATCAAGAGACATTCTGGGATGGCAGATCTTGGATGGACCATCTTACTCCGTTTGAATACACTGTATGTCTAGACGTAGATATGTTGTTTATGCGTGACTACAGTCATTGGGTCGAATACTTTATTGAAAACAGCGAATTATATGTTGCTAACAAAAGCTACACCTATCGAGGAGAGATAGCTGTTGATCACCATTATCGAAAGACATTTATAAAAAACGATCTACCTAATCTTTACAGCATGTATACCTTTTTTAAAAAAGACAGCGAAGTAGTTAAAGAATTTTTCGATCTAGGAAGATATATTATAAAAAATCCTATAGAATTTTCAAATATTTTCTTGTCGGATCATAAACCTCGAGTTGTAGGTACAGATGAATCCTTTGCCTTGGCAGCTAAAATATTAGATATTACCGATGATATTGCATACCCTTTAGAGTTTCCTCGAGTTGTACATATGAAACCTATGATACAGAATTGGCCATGGCCTGCTGATTGCTGGAGTGATCATGTAGGATTTTATCTAAACCAAAAAGGTGAACTCAAAATAGGAAATTATCAACAATATGATATTGTTCATTATGTAGAAAAAGATAAAATTAACAAGGAAATGATCAATATTCTCGAGGAAGTTTTATGGAAGAAATAATTGATTTTGATAATTGGCTTGCAAATTTCAAATTACCTCCTGTAAAATTTGTTGCGGTTTTTAACCCCGACACTGGCGCGGTAATTAGTGTAGGTCCTAGTCATGCCTTTAAAGATCAAAAACACAAAATATCTATAGATAAAGAATTGGCAGAATCTATAATTAATGCAGAAATTAAAATTAACAACTGCATAGTTGATATAAATTCAAATACTTTAGAAGTAGCAGAAATAAAAAATACCTATAAGATAGACGATGTGCTGCATAGAATTATTTCTAAGAAAGATTCTGAAATAAAAAACCCAGATATCTATATTAAATATGATTCAAAATTTAATACTTTTAAAATAGAAATGTCTTCAGAATTTGGGGGAACATGTAAGGCTAGGGCTGGGATAAAGAAAAGAAATATTGTATGGGATGGCGACACTGAAATGCAATTTTTTATTACAGAATACAACGACCCAAACTTGCTTTTTGAAACAGTAAGTGTTACAATTAACAATCTTACTGGAAACCATAAGTTGATTACAGGTTTCAACTATCCTAAATTTAGTGTATACACTAGACGCTTGTTTAAAAACTATGTGATAGAATATAAATGAAAATTATTGAATTTGATGTTGTATTTTTAAGTTACGATGAACCTAATGCAGATCTACACTATGCAGATTTATGCAACAAAGTTCCTTGGGCTAAACGTATTCACGGTGTTAAAGGTTCAGACCATGCTCATAAAGCCGCCGCCGAAGCCAGCGAAACAGATTGGTTTATCACTGTTGATGCTGACAACATTGTAGATCCTAGATTTTTTAACATTGATCTTGATATGAGTGATCCTAAGATTCAGGTCTATGGATGGTGCGGCCGTAACGCAATCAACGGTCTTCGATATGGTAATGGTGGATTAAAGATCTGGCGTAAAGACTTTGTGTTGAATATGAAAACACATGAGAATTCAGACAGCGATCGCGGACAGGTAGATTTCTGTTGGGAAGATGGATATAGAAATTTTCCATTAACATTTAGCGAAAGTATTATTACAGGATCGCCATTCCAAGCATGGCGAGCAGGGTTCCGTGAAGGTGTTAAAATGACACTGCTAGACGGAGTTAAGGTTCCGGCCCAAGAAATACAACAGAGAATATGGTGGCATAACATTCATAGATTACGTATGTGGTCCACAGTTGGTAGCCATGAAGAAAACGGAATCTTTGCAGTTTACGGTGCAAGATTAGGAACCTGGATGGCTAATTGTACTAACTGGAATTATGTTGACGTTAGAGATTTTGAAATACTTAGAGGTATATGGAATCAATACGGAAGACCATATGAAGAAGTCAACGGCGAAGGTCTTGTAGATGCAATAAAAGATCTAGGAGACAAAATAAAAATTAATTTAGGATTAGACTGGCCTTGGTTAGATGAACGTCAAAGTAAGTATACTTTAGATCTCTATAATGAAACTATGAATTTAAACGATACGTATTTTAAAATGCCGGTTCCTGCCAATGTATGACATTTTTTATGTTTCGAAAACTGCAGGCAATGACTTGGACTGGCAAACAATAAAGTTTAAGTATCCGATTGCTCAACGATTGTCAAACATAACTTCTTATGAAGAAATAAAATCAAGATCTTTTACTAAGATGTTTTGGGTTATTTGGGACGACATAACTCTTAACGATTCATTTAATTTAACAGAATATACTGCAACAAAATGGGACGATATGTATGTTCATGTTTTTAAAAACGGTGAACATTATGATGGAGTATGTTTATTTCCTAAATCAATATTAGTTTCTCAACGAGAATTTAATAATAGATTTTTTACAGAAAAAAAAGAAATAGACATTGCTGCCAGTGTGCCTAAGGGTTACAATAGTTTTGAAATATCAACATATGATGAATATGTAAACGCTGTTAAACAATCAACCACAGATATGTTTTGGGCAGTGTGGCCCGACGTAGAAATTGATTCAAATTTTAAATTTGATTATAAAGTACCTAAACACAATTGTAATATTGTGCATATTTTTAAAAACGGCGATCATCACGATGGTATTTGTCTATTTCCTAAAAATGTTACAATATCTAAAAGAGAATTCCATCACAGATTTTTTGCAGATAAAAAAGAAATAGATATTGTAGCTTCGACCCCAAAAAAGTATAATGTATATAGTCCTAGCACATTTGAAGAATATCAACAAATAACAGACGATATGTTTTGGGTAGTGTCACCCGGAATCAAGATTCTAAACGAAGAGATTTTTAATCTATATTTTAGTCATCACAACAGTTATGATCGTAGAGAAAATCATGTTTTTAAAAATCAGTGTAACGGCGAAGAGTTATACCTAAATGGGGTGATACTTTGTAGCAAATATAAACCATTGTCCAAAAAAGAATTTGAAAGACAATACGCTGTTGACAAGAAAGAACACGATATAGTAGTTTGTAAATTTGAATATCCTGTTTATATCATTAATAATTATGCTGAATATTTAGAAATTACCAATACTAACCAGCAGCCCATGTTCTGGTGCATTTGGCCTGAAATAGAAATAATAGACACAACTATTTTTGATCTGTATTTTAAACCCAATAATCCAACTTTTGATTATGATAGATCGGAAAATCATACATTTAGACATTTGTTTAACGACTCTGAAATTTACACTAACGGTGTTGTCTTATTTTCTAAAGATAAAATTATTAGTCAACGAGAGTTTAATCACAGATTTTTAATTGAGAAAAAAGAACATGATATTCTAGTATCCAAGCATCGTTTATATGATGTGGTGTTTATATCTTATAATGAAACCAATGCTGAAGAAAACTATCTTAGATTGCTTGATAAATGTCCCAGAGCAAAACGAGTACACGGAGTTAAAGGAATTCACCAGGCACACATTAAAGCAGCAGAGTTGTGTGATACTGATATGATATGGATAGTAGACGGCGATGCTGTTGTTGAGGATAATTTTAATTTTGATTTAGTTATGTCGAGTTATGATATTGACTGCGTTCATGTTTGGCGTAGTAGAAACCCTATCAATAATCTAGAATATGGTAACGGCGGAGTCAAACTATTACCCCGGCATTTAACACTAAACATGGATGTTAATACATCTGACATGACAACCAGTATATCTAAAAAGTTCAAGACTATGAATACGGTGTCTAACACTAACTGGTTTAACACTGATGAATTTACCACGTGGCGCTCAGCATTTAGGGAATGTTGTAAATTGTCTAGTCGCACCATTGAAAGACAGTTCGAAGAAGAAACACAGCAACGTTTAGACATATGGTGTAATGTGGGACAAGATGCACGGTTTGGTGAATACTCCATAGCAGGAGCAAGAGCCGGCCGCCAATATGGTTTAGAAAATAAAAACAATCTAGAAGAGTTAAGACGAATCAACGACTTCAATTGGCTACAGGAAAAATTCGATGCCTCTAAATGAAAACATAAAAGGCAACGAGTTGGTTAAAATTAATGGCCGATATCAGTCTAAATATTTCCACGATGCTGGAAAAGTTTTTGAAGAATTAAATGAAGTCAGTCCTAGTTTTTGTCTAGCAAAATGGTTTAATGTAAGCATACATATTCCAACCGGCCAAACACACAGTTGTTATCATCCCCGCAGCCATAAAATTCCGTTAGAAGAAATTGCAATAGATGTAAGTTCTTTACATAATACTAGGCATAAAAAAGAACAACGCAAATTAATGTTAGAAGGTCAGCGACCAGACGAGTGTAATTTTTGTTGGCAAATTGAAGACAGTGGCAACCAACTAAGCGATCGTGCATATCGCAGCAACGATGTCTATGAAGATGGACTGATTGCGGAAGCTCAGGCATTGGGATTTGAAGGAAATGCAATACCTCGATATGTTGAAGTAAACTTCAACCAAGCCTGCAATTTTAAATGTAGCTATTGCAGTCCTCACCTAAGCACAGCCTGGCAGCAAGATATAGAACAAAACGGTGCTATTATTTTATCAGATCGCTGGCACAACGACATAACATGGGTAAAGAAGCTTAATATTGATAACGGCCCCGACAACCCTTATTTAAAAGCATTCTGGGAATGGATGCCAGTAATATACTCAAAGCTACAAACATTCCGCATGACTGGCGGTGAACCTCTAATGGATAAAAACACCTTTAAAATGTTTGATTATGTATACGAACACCCACATCCTGCCTTAAACTTGTCTATAACATCAAATTGCTGTCCACCAGGAAATCAGTGGAATAAGTTCATGATATCATTGAAGAAGATTACTGAAAAATCAGCAATTGACCACTTTATGCTGTTTTGTAGTTTAGACTCGTGGGGCAAACAAGCTGAATATATACGTCCTGGTATGGACTTCGATCTACTGTATCAGAACATAACCGACTTTTTGGCCAACGGGTATAAACATAGCTTAACATTCATTATTACGTTTAATGTCTTAAGTTACTCGGGGTTTGTAGAGTATATTAAAAACATTCACAAATTAAGAAATCAATTCAGTGAAGGCCGTCAACTAATTTGGTTTGACATTCCTCAGTTACAAGATCCTGATTTTTTAAATTCAAAATTGTTACCCGAAATGGTTATCGAATTAGAAAACGCCAAAGAATATATGTTAGCGAACACTGAAGGATTGTTTAATCATCACAAAGGATTTAAAGATTTTGAAGTTAGCAAGGTTCAACGGTTGATAGATTGGATTAAACAAGAATCCAATTTTGATAAAAATAAAGCAATGAAAAATTTTTATATGTTTTTTACAGAACAAGATCGTCGTAGAAATACAAATTTTGTAAATACATTTCCTGAACTAACAGACTTTTGGAACACCTGCAAGGACGCACATGGATCATAAACTACAATATATTAAATCAATACGAGACAAACTAAACACCACAGGTCCAGGATTCTGCACCATGAAATGGCTGCATCAAACCTTGTATTTGCACACCGGAGATAATCACAGTTGCTATCATCCCAGACCACATCATATTAGCCTTGATGAAATAGCTGTCGACCCGAGTGCCTTACATAACACTAGCTGGAAAAAACAACAACGTAAGACCATGTTAGAAGGCGGCCGCCCTGATGAGTGTTACTACTGCTGGAACATTGAAGATTTGTCAGGAGAGCATATCAGCGATCGCATGATTCATAGTGCTAGTGATTATTCTGTACCTATTATCGACGATGTTGCTAAAATGCCCTGGGACCGACATATCAATCCACGCTATCTAGAAGTTAGTTTTGGTAATGGATGTAATTACAGATGCGGATACTGTTGCCCACAGGCCAGTACAATGTGGACTGAAGAGATCAAGAAGCATGGCAATTACGATCTAACCTATAATCAGTATGGTATAGAGTTCATGAGCAATGGTTCATATTACGGTCCCAAGGACGAAAATCCGTACATTGAAGCATTTTGGAAATGGTGGCCTAGTCTACGTAACGACTTGCATACACTTCGTATCACAGGTGGCGAGCCTTTGATGAATCCCGGCGCAATGCAGTTCTTTGATTTGTTAGAGAACGAGCCAGCACCTAATTTAGAAATTACACTTAACAGCAATCTAGGTGTATCGTTTGCCAAAGTTGATAGTTTAATCGAGCGTGTAGGTTCATTGTTACAACAAAAGAAGATTCGTAGTTTTAGTTTTTACACCAGTATAGATAGCTGGGGCGAGCAAGCAGAGTACATGCGTACTGGTTTAGATTGCGTTCATTGGGAACGTAACATGCGAGCAGTGCTTGCTACAGGAACTAGCGTAAATTTTATGTGTACATTTAATGTTTTGTGTGTTACTAACTTTAAATCATTGCTAGAGAAAGTTATTGAGTGGAGAAAAGAATTTGGTCGTGATGCTATCAAGTTCGATACTCCGTACTTAAAAGAACCTCCTCACTGGATGATTAATATTCTCACAGATGATTTCATCCTGGACATGGACAACACATTACAGTTTATCAAAGATAGTGAATGGTTAAGTGATTTAGAATATGAAAAGTTCTTACGTGTTACAGATTACATGAAAGCTAAAACTATTCCAGCAGAAAAAATTCGTGCAGGGCGTAGAGATTTTTACAGTTTCTTTACTGAAAATGACAAACGGTTGGGAACAGATTTGTTAAAGACGTTTCCTGAATACGCAGAATTTTACAATTTGTGTAAACAAATTTATGAAAATTATGAAAAATAAATCTACTTATTGTGTCAATCCGTATATGAATCTAAGCATTCATCCCAAAGGCATAGTTAAGCCATGCTGTATGAGCACTCGAGAGCTAGTGACCGACTCAGGCAAGACTACGATTAACACTGCTAGTATTTTAGAGTTTTGGAATGGCAAAGATCGTCAACAAATGATTAATAGTCTTGATATCGGAATTAAAATATTCGATTGCAAGGCTTGTTGGCAAGAAGAGGATGCCGGAAAAGAAAGTAAACGTGTTAGAGATAATAAAATATATGCCAACTCTATTACCGGCAATGACATGTTACCGATAGTGGTAGACCTAAGTATGGGAAATTTGTGTAATATAAAATGTAGGATATGTGGACCAACGCATTCTACTCCTTGGATGATTGAAGAAGCTGCTATACATTTTCCAAATAATAAACAAGCATATTTAAAACAACCAAAATGGAAAATTTCTAAAGATAGTTTTGATTACAAAAACAAATTCTTATGGGATGATATTACCACACTCTTGCCCAATGTGACCAAGTTTGATTTTGCAGGAGGAGAACCGTTTTATATTGAAAAACACTGGAGCATTGTTGAAAAGTGTGTGAAAAACGGTTGGAGTAAAAAACAACACATTCATTATAATACCAATGGCACTATCTATCCAGAAAAATATATGTCGTTGCTAGAAGAATTTAAAATTGTAGATATACAAATTAGCAGTGACGGCGTTGGTAAGAAATTTGAATATTGTCGTCATCCGGCTGTTTGGGAAGAAGTAGAAGAAAATATTGATAAGTTTATTTCTGCAAAAAATAACAGCAATACTGAATGGTTGTTATCTGCTTGTATTTCTGTTTCAGCATTTAATGTATATGATTTTTTTGAAACTTTCGAGCATTATGCCAGCAAAGGTATAGGTATATACGTAAACATGGTTCACGATCATCATGGTATCAAAGTTTTGCCTCGTGAACTAAAAGAAACAGTAATCAATAAACTTAATTTATATGAATCTAAATATCTACCACAACAGTGGAACAATGACAGAAACATGGTTATACAACATTTATCCAACACAGAATCTGTTGAATTGGAATGGATTAATTTTTGGTTAGAACTCGAGATGCGAGATAAAATAAGAAAAGAATCTTTCAAAGAAATCTTTCCTGAATACTTCAACGAAATTAAAAAATACTTATAGGATATAATATGTGGAATGATGTAATAACACAGGTTCATTGGGAGCCAACAGATAAATGTAATAGTGGATGTTCTATGTGTCCGAGATATGATTCAAAAGGTTTTGAGATAAGCACATTAGAAAACAAGGAATGGACTTTAGAAAGTTTTAAAAAAGCATGGTCTGTAAAATTTTTATTGGAATTACAAAAGATACTTGCCTGCGGGAATTTTGGTGATCCTTGTGCCTGTAGAGAATTCGTAGACATATATGAATACTGTAGAGAAACTAATCCAGGCATAGGGCTTGCATGTAATACCAACGGTAGTCTTAGAAATCCAGCATGGTGGGCACGTTTAGGGGCTGTGATGCGTGAAGATCAAAATCTAGGTAATTACTGTACGTTTAGTCTAGATGGACTCGAAGACACAAATCATCTGTATCGTCGAAATACCAATTGGAAAAAGATTATAGAAAACGCTCAGGCATTTATTAATGCTGGCGGCGTCGCCCATTGGGACTATATTGTTTTCGAACACAATGAACACCAAGTCGACGAAGCTAGAGAATTAGCTAAAACTATGGGCTTTAAAAATTTCAATGTTAAAAGAACTACCCGCTGGGCAAGATATAATAACGGAGTCGGGTCGTATCCTGTTTATTGGAAAGGCAACTACTTGTATGATTTAAAACAACCCAACGAAGATAAATTCAAACACAACTTTGAGGATTCAGCATACTTCAAGCAGAGTAAATATCAAAGCATCACTCTGAATGATTTTAAAAACATGGTAGGTATCGAGAATGGGGATATAAGATTTGTAAATGGAAAATGGCAAACCATTGATCTAGATTCACTCAACATAGCGTGCCGCGCTGTTAAAGGTGCTAGAGAGCATCAACCGCACAATGAAATATTTGTAAGTGCGGGAGGTCATGTTGCTCCTTGTTGTTTTCTGGGTTCTGAGCCTATGATAGATATCAAGGTCAAGGATCGAGATGAAAATTACATCAGTATGATCATTGCCCAGGGCGGTATGCACAGACTTAATATGCATACTAACGATATCTATGACATACTGCAATTAGATATTTTTCAAAAATGGATTCCGGATACATGGGACAATGAAAATGGTAATACTTCGATGCGTCCGGCGAAATGCGGACAATGCTGTGGTGTAGAATTTAACGGTCTCGATTTTGGAGAACTTGGAAACAAAAAAGATTCATACATTGTTAAGGAAAACAATGAATAACTTATGTGTCTTGCCTTTTAATAGCATAAGCATAGATGCAAGCGGGCAATTTAGAGCCTGTTGTAGCAGTGGAACCAACGGATTCGAATTATATGCCAAGGATTTAACTCCTGAAGAATTTATTAACAATACAAAAATTGTAGAATTAAGACAGAGTTTTTTAAATGGACAAACACCCAGTAACTGCGATCGATGCTGGAACATGGAGGCTATTGGAAATCCTAGTTTTAGACACGTGGCAAATGAGAATCAATCCTATGGAATAAAAAATAACAAGACGATCGAATTCAAAAGTCATATTGAATTTAAAAATATACAGTATCTTGATATCACATTAGGAAATAAATGTAATCTTGCCTGTCGAATGTGTAGCCCTTTTAGTAGTTCGTTAGTTGCTAAACAATGGAATATTATTAATAAATCACAGAACCATCAGGAAATCATAGAATTTGATAGATCTACCAAAGACAAAATACTCGACACAATTAACAAATCTATCAACTTAACAGAAATATATATGTTAGGAGGTGAGCCGTTGGTGTCCGAATTCCACGATGAGATAGTTGAACTGCTTATCGCAAACGGTAGATCAAAAAATTTAATCCTGCATTACAACACGAACCTACAAATAGATGCTGAACGTAAATTAGCTGTATGGGAAAAATTTAAAACCATAGATCTAAGCATTAGTATAGACGGCCACGGTGATACTTATGAGTATATAAGGTGGCCCGGAAATTGGTCTAAGTTATATAAAAATATAAAACTGGTAATTGATTATTCGAAACAGAATAAGAATATACTGCCTGGAATAGCTACAACTGTGCAAAATTTAAATGTTGATAACTTAGATCAACTTATTGATAGTATGCAAGAACTATCAGATAATAAACTTAGTTTTTATTTTATTCCGGTAGTTCAATTCAATGAGATTGACATAACACCCTTACATATTTTAGAAGAGGCATATAGCAAATTACAGAAGTATAGAAACACGTCATTGCATCGAGCAGATGAATTATTAAATATGATTAAAGATGCTATAGATAAATCTAAGAATGTAGATTCTAAGAGAGTCGTTGATTTTTTTGAAATGCAAAAAAACTATGATATGATACGTAATCAAAATTTATTCAAAACCAAACCTCATTTTATAGAATACGCAAAACAATTTAAGGTAAACACGTGGTAAAACTCACTATCAAAGAAAACACATTTAATATAAAGAGAATTTTAGCATTTGGATGCAGTTTTACAGCCGGTACTGAAATACTAGACTACCAACTAAATCCTTATTTTGTAGATTTAAAAAATAAATTAGATGCATATCAATGGTGGGAAAAACTTAAAACAGATTCGGAGCAGATGACGTTACAGCTAGAACTTCGAAAACAAGAATCTAATCATGCTTGGCCGGCCCATCTAGCTTCTTACCTGGGAATTGACTTTGTAAATTATGCTCGACCCGGTAATAGCAATGAATTTGTATGTTGGCAAATAGAAAAAAAATTAGAATCGGGTGAAATAACAGAACATGATTTAATCCTAATTGGAACAACTGGAACTCAACGATCTATGTTTTTCTCTAGTACCCATCCAGAACCCGTGCCGTTTTTACTTTCAAATATCGAATCGTATCGAACTGAACTATCAGAAGATATAACAAAATACTTCACAGACGATAGACTTTTGTGGAATTATTATAGAGATTTAAAATCATTTGAATCAATAAAACAGAAAATAAATGGCCGATTATTTGCGATTCCTATGGAAAATATTCCTAAAGAATTATGTTTTTGGCCCAGCACAGATGCTTACGGCACATATCGAGTAGCGTCACTTGAGAATGCTTTATTTTTTAACAAAATAATAAATCAATTACATAATTCTCAATTGTTTATAACTGCAGATTGTTGTTTGTACGATTTTTCAACGAAAGAAACTATATTACCTCACGGGCACTTAAATGAAGATGCTCATAGATCTTTTGCTGAACAGATCTACAAAGCGCATATTACTCTCGAATAACCAGACTAGAAAAACTGTTCTTTTAATTATCTAGAACAATTTATCAGTTTCACTGGCAATATCGTTTTTCAAACGGATCACATCGACTTTGAAATCGATCTTTTTGATTTCATCTTTGTATTCTTGGAGTGTGTTAAGCAATATATCAGCAATGCCGTCGGCCGTCTGCTTGGTCAATTCATTTTTTACATCGATCTCCCATACCCTGCCATCTTTGAATTCTAGATGTACTATATCCAAATAGGCCACAGGCATGGTATTCATATAGAGATCTTCAAAAACTTCCGGCCACTCTTTGACAAGATGTCGAGGTGGCCTAAACAACGGATTAGGCATCTACGGTATCTTTTGCCTTTGTGGTTTTCTTCACTGTAGGATCTAGTTCTTCAGCTTCTTTACGCAATCTTGCTGCTTCTTTGTACATGGCATCTGCTTGACTGCGATAGCTCTTAGCAATGTCCTTGTCTGTGAGTACAGCATCAGTAGCAGCCTGAGCTCTAACTGGTGCAGGAACATCTGTGTCTACAGCAGGTGCTAGGTCGGCCACTTCAGCAATTTGTTTTACTTCTGCCTTGACTTTAGGAGCACCTTTAACAAATGTGTAAAGATCGTCCACTGCGCAGTTTTTCTGTTCTGCGATCAGTGTGTTTAGACTACTTAACAGCACAGTATCATTAGTAGTAGGAGTCATAGTCACAGAATCTGTGGCTACTTTCTGTAATCTTCCATCTACCTGCATGGCTTGCAACATAGGTCTGCCATCTGTAAATGTACGTATAAACATCATTTCGCCTAGTTCATAGGCCTCTTGACATTGATCTGTTTCTACCATGGTCATGATCGAATCGTGATATGCGTCACTGAGCTGTGTTACTGGTAAAACCAATGCCATGTTTGATTCGCCTGGCAATGTTCTAAACACCACAAGCACTTTCACGCCTGTGTTGTTGATCCTACCGATGTGTTTTAGTGGTCGTGCCATTTTAGGCCTCCTTTTTAGCCACAGCTTCTAAGAAGGTGTTTAGCTTGTTGAAAGCTTTGCCCACGGCCTCTAGTTCTGCTGCTTTGAACGCTCCTCGTTGTGTAGCTACTTCGATGATGCTTCTCAGTGCAGCAAGATCGCTGACATTGAGATCTGGACCCTGTGCAGGGGCAGTTTCTGGCACCGGTGCCACGGCTTCGGGTTCTTGATTTGTAGTTTCTTCTGACATTAGGTTCTCCTTAAATGGTTACATGCAAGCATGAAATACGTTAATTCTTTTTGATCTTCAAATCCTAAATAATGAGTAGAACGCAGATTTCCAGATTTATCAATACCTGGTTGTTTGGCCAAGCAGTAACGGCCTTTCAATTTGGTCTTGACCCATTCTTCTACACCTTCAAAAATTTCGTTATCTGAGATAGCAATTTTGCTGAAGTGAGGAGGAATGGTCTTAAGCCTGCGCTGTTTTAGTACATCAATAGGATTTAAATCAAACATCGTGAAAATATTTATAAGTCAATTAGATTCGAGGGTGGATTCTTGGCTAAGTCTTTTGGCCATAGCTTTGGTGTGACCCAGCTTGGCAACATCGCCAGAAAAAAGATACAGTTCAAAAGCGGATTTTTCTTTCATAACTATAATATGTTTTTTATTGATGAAAAAAGGAGAATCGATAAAATGATCTAACCAAACCAGCACCTGCGGAGTGAATGCAAATTCTTTTGGAAAATCTATTTTATAAGTTTTAATTTTAGCATATTCTTCAATGAACTGCAAGGCCTGTTCAGTTAGTCTAAGGCCACCTTGAGTCTTTTCTCTGAAACTCCACCACCATACTGATCTGTACTGCTTCACTGTGTCAGAGTCGATAGGTAGTTCTGCTGCCTGTAAGAACACCCGAGTATAGGCATCCTTGGAATCCACGTTAAACTACCTCTTCACCGGCAGTGAGTTTAACCACAGCAAAGTCTGTGGTTTTAAAAAGTTTGTTTAATTTTTTAGCCAAATTGTGTGCATGGCCAGGATTTGAAAATGATACTTTTTTATATTTAGGACCAGGATAGCTGGCTACTAGGCTACCACTCTTTAGATTAAACGGTTGGTGTCGATAGAAAACAGCCCAAATGGCTTCCGAGTCCAGTATCTGCTCGACTTTGAAAGTTTCTTTGTTAGCATATTCTAAAAGTATCTTTGGTTTTGGTCTCGACATCTTATACGGGTTCCTAATTAACCACGTATATATTTATCTTTTTAAAATGAGCCGCCGTCGAACTTAACGTCTATACTTTGACTGGATTCTTTGATCTGAGCTAGGATACCATGTATTTCCTGCACAGTGCGGCCTAGTTTAGTAGAAAAAATAGCGAGCTCAGTGGTGAGATCTCTGGCTTCCTGTATAGTGATCCTTATTTCTTTCTGTTGGCTCTTTTCTGCTATTGTTATTCGTTGAAGTAATTTCTCAACTGTAGGCAACACAGTAGATATGTTATTTTGAGACATTAGCTAATACCTGTTTCATTTCTAATTCTGTTTTAAGAGGACCTCGATAGGGGTATCTTTCTAAGGTGATCTTTTTAGGACAGAAACTCTTAACCCAACCTTTCTCGAATTTTATACAGTAATATCCTGCACAATACAAACTTTTTGAATCACTGCTTTTTGTGAATAGGGGAAGTTTCTTACGTATGTCAAACATGGCATTGTGAGGTGCTGTGCTGGTCGGATAACCGTGAACCTCATTGGGTAAGGCGTTTTCACTTTCTTTTACAATCTTGACAGTAAAGAATTTTTTACCGAATGTTCTAGTGATGTGTTCTTTAGTTTCATAGATTTTTATTCCATCTTGATTACTCATTACGAATCTATTGTCTTCATTTTTTCTTAGAGTAGCAATCTTCTCGCCATTCTCTTCTACGATCCAAAACTTGTTATCTATGATAGGTTTGGCGTGTAAATCAGTCATGTCGTTCTCCAACTAGGTACCTCGCATTCAATGGTTCCGAATAACTTGCAGCCTGATCAGATATCTTCTTGAGATCATACAGGCCACAGAACTTCATTAATCTAAGACCAACCTGGCTGACATTTTTGTCTGCACTAGTGGCTGCGGCAATGGTCTCTGAGATTATGGCTTTGATGTCATCTGGCTGATGACTAAGGTCAATCAATCTACGATTGCGTTCGTAATCTTCTAAGACTCTGTGTTCTTTGCCTTCATGGTCAGTCCATCTCTGAAGCATGAGATTGTTCCACGCATATCCTTTGCTGCCACGATCTTCGAACGCTTCTGTAAGACCCACTTTTTTGCTTGTGCCTTTAGTACGCACACCCGGATACGCCGAGAAGACATTATCACTGGTATCACCACGCATGCATTTTTCGAACAGCAGCCATTCCGGGTCTGGGATAGCTTTAGGTTCTTGTGTTTTCTTATCAATGATTCTTTTGCCTTTGTCATCGAAGATACCTTCATGTGTGATTACATGTTCCATGACGCCGTTGTACTGTGTGACATTAGGGGCGATCAATTGTACAAAATCTGTGTCAGTACTGATGATTACATGTTTGTCATTTGGATGGCTCTGTATCCAGCCTGCGATTAAATCATCTGCTTCTAGCTGTGGATTCTGCATGACTGTGCAGTTAGTTTTATCTGTGATAAACTCTTTGAATGTATCAAAGGCTTCCCAAAACACGCGATCTTCCTCTGCTTCTTTTTCTGTGTGAGCAGCACGAGCATCAGAACGATTTCGCTTGTAGGGTGCATAATAATCTTTGCGCCAAGATCTACCTTCTAAACAGAATATGACATGACTGCCGTTAAACTGCTGCCATGCTTTGCGGATTGAATTAAGGGTGATATGAAAAGCCATGCCTAGTTTGATATCAGCATCACCGTTGATCACGTGACGAGCACGAAAGAATGTATTTGCTGTATCAACTAAAATATAGGTCATTGATTTGTCTTCTTCACTGTTTTAATGTCTATAACACCTGTGTTCACAGGGCCGCCAAAATCACCATCTACCACAACATTTGCACAAAGTTCACGGAACCAACGATCTACGATTTCTTCTTCTTTGTCACCATCTTCACCGTATCCCTCTTGCTTTAATTGTAGCACAAATTGGTCATTCCAGTCAAGCTCAAAAAAGCCATTTCGTATATTATCTTTGTTAACATGAGTGTTTATTACACCAACCCATGCTTCTTTGCGTCTAGTAGCACGTTCTTTTGGTGTCTGCTTGGCAGTTTCTTCTGCTTGTTCAGCAGTTTTAGATGCAGCTTCAGCCGCAGCCAACCTGTTGTTGGCTTCTGCCAAATCCAGTTCAGCTTTTTGGATAGAAGCTTCTAGTTTATCTAGACCAAATAGTTTTTTAATTATTTTCATTATGTACCCCATTCATTCTTAAACAGTGGCACCTGCAATCTGTCTGAATATCTCAGTCCATGTTTCATTGCCAGTTCTGCTACTCTGCGGTTATTTAGTGTGTATACTGACTCAACCCCGCCCACAGGCATGAGATAAACATTACCAGTGAAACCTTCTGCACGATAGATATCCACAGCTTCTAGAGCTTCTTCTGCATCATCTTCAGTGGCCACTACTAATTTGAGATATACATGACCAGCTTCTTGATATTCACAGACTATATCTGGACGTATGGCTTCACTGGGCTGTTCTCCTGAACAACTGAGTTTGGCACTGACTGAAAATGTAACTTCTCTACTAGCAAAAGGAGGATTCTGTGACCATTCTTGTAGATATTTTTTAAACTCCGGAGTTAGCTTTTGAGTACCGTTGGTTTCAAAAGTAATTTCTTTAAGGCCCGTCATACTCAGATGATTCAAAAGATCCGGATAAGCACGTTGCCATCCCAACAACGGTTCACCACCTGTGATCACAAGATGTTCATCTTCCCAACGCTTGTAAGGTAAAATTTCCATGATACGTTCTGCTATTGCATCTGATGTAAGCAGTGGTGAAAGATCTTTAAATTCTGGCATCCATGATGCATAGCTGTCACAGCCTGTGCTGACTAACGGAAGTTCCTCATACGTTTGAAATGATTCGATCATTTTATGCGTGGCCGCAATATCTGTTGCTTCGTGACTTACTTCGCCACGCGGCATTCCAAAGCCAGCACATTTAAAATTACATCCAAAAGTGCGTAAGAATACACTAGGAACACCCATATATCGGCCTTCGCCTTGTATACTGTAAAACAGTTCTGCTATTTTAATTTTACTCATTGTTTATTATACCACTTTTTATAAATGTTGTCAACTCTTCCTTGACCAATTGCCAAGATCCATCATGTTGATCAATCCAATGTAGGCAATCGCCTTCTCGCCATCCTGCGGCATCTAAAAGATCTTGGGGCAACGTTATGATACCGTCTTCTTCCACTGTTACTGTCCATGTTTGCATTTTATATATACCTATCTTTGGATTCTGTTTCTTGATTTAATCTACGCCATTCTTCTATTCTTAGTCTAGCACATTCTTGTTTAACTTCTATAGGATAGTCTGGATGCCAGTGTGCATCTCTGCAGTCGTAGACTCTGCCTTCGGGTCGATATCGTATCAGCACAACGATCAATACAATCATGATACAGATATAGACAAAATGTTTCATATTTTATCGCTGATCATTATTCTACACATTAATGCATCTTTATCGTCGTTAAAATCAAAGTGCATGTGATCTGCAGTGATTTCTGTGACATACCTATCACCAGGTAATCCAAAATGCTCTAATATATTGGCGCAGGTTTCATTCCACCATGTGTTGGTTTGATTCTTCCACGGCACAGTGATTCTCTTCATTTACGATAATTACCCTTTTCTGGAATCACGTGGCGAACACCACCTGTGGGGTCTTCCATGTCACCTTTGCGTCTAGGAATCAAATGAACATGTGGATAAGGCACGGTCTGTCCAGCAGCCTCCCCCCAATTCATTCCAATATTGAATCCGTCCCACTCGCCACTGTTGACTTTTTCTTGTCCAAGTCTAAGTGCATCCGCAAAACAATCTTCAATAACACCTACGGCTGAATATTTAGGCACA